GAATGCCACCTGTGGGAGGACCCGAGCGCCCCCCTATACATCAGGGCCGAGCAGCCCAAGGCCGCCAACCTGGGCGTTCTCCTGGTCGTGTACGGCTACTTCGCGTTCACCCACGTTCGCTACGCCCACGCCCGCAAGGTGGCCGGCACCGGCCTGGTCACGCCCGCCTTTACCGGGGTTTAACGCCCACCCACCGATCAGCCCCGACCCGCCTGTCTCCCCTGGGGGCGGGTCGGGGCCCCCCATGGAAAGGACATGATTCATGCCGGAGGAACTGGAGCCGGACAGCAGCGAGCACCCGCCGCGCGAGCCGGTCAGCAAGGACACCATGGTGGCCGCCCTGCTACGCGAACGCGAGGGCTACGTCCAGCGCGGTCTCCTCGAGCGGGTGGCCCAGGTGGACGAACAGCTCACGCTCCGCGGCCACACGCCCCCGAAGGACGACCCGCCGCCCAAGCAGGAAGTCACCGGCGAGCAGACGCCGCGGGGCCGGCGCCCGCCAGGCAAGAGCCGCACCTGACGAGAGGAGGCGGCCGCCATGGCCGAGGATTACACCGACCTGGCCACGCTCAAGACGCAGCTCGGCATCACGGACTCCGCCCGGGACACCCTGCTGAGCAAGGCCATCACGGCCGCCTCGCGCGCCATCGACGACAAGACCGGCCGGCGCTTCTGGCTCGACCCCGAGCCGAGCGCCCGCATCTACAACCCGCACGGGCGGGTGGTCTGTGACGAGCGCGGCGAGCTGTTCCTGGTCGATGACATCGGCGCCGTCGATGACCTGGTGGTCGAGATCGGCACGCCAGGCTCGTGGACCGTGATCGTGGACTACGAGACGTACCCGGACAACGCCCTGGCCAAGGGGAAGCCGATCACCGGCCTACTCCTGGCCACCGGAGTCTGGGGCACGGCGCGCACCCGGGTGCGCGTGACCGAGAGATGGGGATGGCCTGTCATCCCCGATGCCGTCGAGCAGGGATCCCGCCTCCAGGCCGGGCGCCTCTACCGCCGCAAGGACAGCCCCGAGGGCGTGGCGGGCTCGGCCGAGTGGGGCCTGGTGCGTGTGCCTCGGCTGGACCCCGACGTGCTCGCGCTCATCGAGCCGTACGAGCTGCCCGGGTTCGGGTGAGGAGGAGACGTGAAGAACGTGACGAACGGAGTGGTGTACGCCCGCATGGACACCACGGTGGTCTGGTCCAAGGGCATGTCTCCGATCGCCCGCGGCGATGTATGGGACGTAGAAGCCGAGCTGGTCAGCGAGCGGCCAGATCTGTTCTCGGCCGAGCCCACCCTGGTGCGTGGCCAGGTCTACCGGTCACCGGTAGTCGACACTGCGGACCCCCCCGCTGACCAGTGCAACGACGCGCCGCCGCCCTCGGAATCGGCCCAAGTCGTCGACAAGCCCGCCCGGAAGCGGGGCGCGTAGTGGAGCCTGGAGCGATCCGCGAGGCGCTCGCCGCCGCCGTGCGCGATGTGCAACCCGCGCTGAACTGCTTCGGCTACTGCCCGGACAGTGTGCCCGAGCCCTGTTTCTACGCCGGTGAGGTCGAGGTGGATTTCGACCGGGCTTTCGGCCGTGGCATGGACGAGATGCGGGTGACATGCCGTCTGCTGGTGTCTCGGGCCGACGACCGATCCGGCCAGGCCGCGCTCGACATGTACCTGACCGGTTCAGGCCCAACGTCGGTCAAGGCCGCTATCGAGGCCGCGCGCGGTGCTCCTGGTGAGGCCGCGCTGGGCGGGCTGTGTGACGACCTGCATGTGGTCCGCGTGCAGGGCTACCGCATGTACCAGGTAGGAGAAGTCCAGTTCTACGGCGCTGAGCTGATCGTGCGCCTGATCGGAGAGGGGTGAGCCGTGGCCAAGACGGTCCTGCTCAACACGCGCATCTTCGCCGCCGGCGCCGACCTGACCAGCCGATCCAACAAGGTCGAGCTCGCGGTTGAGCTGGAGGACAAGGACGCCACCGCGTTCCGTGATGTGGCCGACCCGCAAGCGGGGTGGAAAGAGGTCCTCGGCGGGCTCGCCACTACCACCATCAACGCCTCGGGCCAATGGGAAGCCGGCGACCTGGGCAAGGTCGATGACATGGCCTGGACCGCCGCCACCGGGCGTACGCCGCCCAACTGGACGGTCTGCCCGCTGTCGGCCGCGGTGGGTGAGCTGGCCTACACCAGCCAGGGCCTGATCTCCTCCTACAAGCAGGGCGACGCCGTGGGCGAGATCGCGCCCTGGGAAGCCCAGGCCAAGGGCACGGCCATGTGCGGCCGCGGCCAGGTGGCGCACCCGCCGGGAACCGCCCGCACCGCCACCGGCACGGGGACCGGTGTCAACCTCGGTGCCCTGCTCGCCGGTCAGCGCATGCTCGCGAGTCTCCATGTGCTGAGCGTGGCCGGCACCACACCGAGCCTGACCGTGCGTGTGGAGTCCGACGCCGACAACTCGTGGGCCAGCCCGACGACCCAGGCGACGTTCAGCGCCGCCACGGCGCTGGGCGGACAGTCCGCGCTCATCTCCGGGCCGATCACTGACACCTGGTGGCGGGTGGCCTGGACTATCACGGGCACCACGCCCAGCTTCCTCTTCCTCGCCGCCCTCGGCCTCGCCTGACCGGTGCCCGCCATCGCGGGCACGCATGGCGCCATGGAAGACGCGCGGCCGAAGGCCGCACCTTCTATCCCCCCTCCCCATCGCCCGACCGCGCTCGCCAGCGCCGGTCAGGGTGCGGCTGAAAGTCGCGTGGCCGCAGGCCACACCTTCTATCCGTTCTGCCTGTTAGGAGGCCCCCGTGGCCAAAATGGTCCTACTCGCGGCATATCTGAACATCGCGAGCAACAACCTGCATGATCACTGTTCCAAGATCGAGCTGTCGGCCGAGGTCGAGGACAAGGACGTCACCGTATTCACGAGCGCCGGGTGGAAAGAGGTCCTCGGCGGGCTCGCCTCGGGCACGCTGGGGATAACGCTGAAGAACGACTACGCCGCGGCGGCCGTCGATTCGATCATGTGGCCGCTGTTCCTGACCCGCACCCCGCAGACGTTCGAGGTCCGCGCCGATCAGGCCGCGGTGGGTGCGTCCAACCCGAAGTTCACCGGCGCCGTTCTGATCAAGGAATGGAAGCCGATCGTCGGCTCAGTGGGCGACGTGGCCGAGGCCGAGGTGTCCTACCCGACCAGCGGCGCGGTCACCCGGGCCACCGCGTAGTTCCATGCCGGTCGAGCTGTCCATTGATCAGCGCGCGCTTCTGGAGCTCGGGCGCGCGCTGAAGCGGGAGGAAGACGGCAAGCAGTTGCGCCGAGATCTGATCCGCGAGCTCAAAAAGCCGCTCGCGCCCGCTGTGGCCGAGATCAAGTCTGGCGTGATGGCGATCGGCGCCGGCGGGCTCCCGCCAGGCCAGGGCGAGCCGCTCCGTACTGCGGTCGTCCGGCGCATCCGGGCCGAGGTCAAGTTGTCAGGGAAGGCGATCGGCGTGCGGGTGCGCGCCCGCAAGACCGAGGCCGTACGGGGCTTTCGCCACGCGCCCAAGCGGCTCAACGCCGCGAAGGGATGGCGCCACCCGGTCCACGGCAACTCCGACCGGTGGGTGGTCCAGTTCGGCAACCCCGGCTACTTCGATCGGCCGCTGGAGGGGCGCCGGTCGGAATTCCGCGGCGCGGTCCTGGAGGCAATGGAGGCCACCGCCCGCCGTATCAAGATCCGCATTCTGTTCTAGGTGAGGTAGCCATGTTCGTCACATACAAGCCCGAGGACGGCAGCGCCGAGGCGCAGACCTGGGAGTTCGACTCCCGCAAGGTCCGCGCGAGCCGCGCCGAGATGATCGAGAAGCGCGCCGGCGAGAACTGGGAGGCGTGGCTGATGGGCGTCCAGCAGGGCAACATGCGCGCGCGGCGCGTCCTGCTCTGGCACCTGATGAGCATGCCGCACCCGACCATGAAGTTCGAGGACACCCCGGACTTCTACGCCGGCGAGCTGGAGGTCCAGCACACCAAGGCCGAGCTGACCGCGATGCGCGATCGCATCACCTCCGCGGGCCTGCCCGAGGACCAGGTGGCCCAGGTGCTTATGGCCATCGACCTGGAGATAGCCGGCGCTCCCGAGGGGGGCTCGGAGCGCGAGGGAAAAGCGCTCTCGAAGAGCGGCGCGAGTGCTACCAGTTCGCGATCTCCGAAGTCCTCGGAATCCGCCCGTGGGAGCAACGAGAGCGGCTGACGGCCGCCGAGCTGATCGCCGCCTGCGACTACATCGACCAGCTAAACCGGCAGGCCGAGCAGTCCAAGAACTGAACACGGGGGAGGTGTCATGTCGGATACCTCCCTGCTGTTCTCGATCCTCGCGCGCTCGAACCTGTCGCGCGTGCTCTCGCGGGAGGCACTCGCGGTCAGGGCGTTCAACGCCACGGTCGGCTCCGCCGGGCGCGCGACGATCGGCAGCGCGGTGGGCGCCACCAAGGCGGTGGGCGTGCTCGGCGCGGTGGGCTCGGCATCCTTCGCGGGCCTGGCCCTCGGCGCCGCCGGCGTCGGGCTCGGCATCGCCGGCATCGGCATCGCCGCCGCGGCAACGAACAAGCAGGTCAAGAGCGCGTTCACGGACCTGGCCAAGGACGCCAAGGCCGCGATCGTGGAAGCCTCGGCGCCCCTGGTGCCTGTGCTGACCAACGTGGCCGCTCAGGCGCGTACGCTGCTCGGCCCGCTCAAGTCCAGTCTGTCCTCGGCCTTCACCGCGCTGGCCCCTGCACTGAAGGACCTGACGTCTGGTCTGGTGTCTGGGCTGAAGCCTGTGATCTCCAGCCTGGCGCCCATCGCCAAGGCCGTATCGCCGCTGATCAGCGCCATAGGGGCGGGGCTTCGGCCCGTCCTGGCGGGGCTCGCCAGCACCTTGACCATGGTCTCTCAGACCGCTGGCCAGTTCGCCCCCCAGCTCGAACAGATGTTCGATGGACTGGGGCAGATCTTGACCGCGCTCGGACCCCTGCTGAGTGGCCTGGTCCAGCTCGGCGCCCCTGTGATCGGTCCGCTCCTGGCGTTGGTGGGCGACCTGGCCACGACCTTGGGGGCAACCCTTCAGCCGATCATGGCCCAGCTCGGCCCGATCTTGGGGCAGGCGGTAAATGCCTTTTCGCCCCTTATAGGTGCGATTGGGTCACTTTTGTCAGCAGTGGCCCCACTTGTCCCTCCGGTAGCTCAGCTCGCGTCGGCCTTGATCGGCGCGCTGGTGCCCGCACTGACCCCCCTGCTGACCGTGGTAGGCCAGGTAGCCAATCAGCTACTAGGGGCCCTCCTGCCTGCGATAAGGCCCATGATCCCTATCGTGGGCCAGGTCGCTGGCTTGCTGGCCGGCGTGCTCGGTCAAGCCCTGGTCATGATCGCTGGAGCGATTACCCCACTTCTACCCATCGTGGGGCAATTGGTACAAACAGTAGGAAATGCCTTCCTGTCTGCGCTGCGCCAGATCGCGCCCGCGATCATGCCGGTCGTGTCTGCCTTCCTGGGGCTTTTGCCTGCCTTTCAGCCACTTTTGCCCGTAGTGGGGCAGCTCGTCCAGGCCCTTCTACCGCCGCTCGTGGCGCTGGTCACGAGCATGGCCCCCGTCCTGGTGACCCTGATCGGCGCCTTCGGTCAGCTCTTGGGCGCGATTCTCCCGATCATCCCACCTATCGCGAGTCTGATCGTGGCGATCTCGCCTCTGCTCACGATGCTCGCCGAGCTGTACGGGTGGCTGATCGGCAAGATCGTCGGGGCGTTGGCTGTGGTGATCGGCTGGATAGCCCAGCTAGCAGGGGTGATCGTGGGCGCCCTGTCGGGCGCGATCCAATGGCTGATCGCCAACGTCCCCGCCGCCTGGGAGTGGATCAAATCCGCGGTCGCCTCCGCGGTGTCGGGGATCTCGGGCGTGGTCTCGTGGTTCGGCACCCTGCCGGGCAAGATCGGCAGGTGGTTCACCGGGGCCAAGAACGCCGCGGTGAACGCCTGGAACGCACTCCTGTCGTGGGTCAAGGGCGTGCCGGGCAAGATCGTTAGCGGGCTCGGCAACCTCGGGTCCCTCCTGCTCGGCGCCGGGCGCGCGGTGGTTCAGGGTCTCGTCAACGGCATCCGCAACATGGCCGGCTCGGCCGTGGCCGCCGCCCGGGGCGTGGTCTCCGACGCTGTCTCCGGGGCCAAGAACCTGCTCGGCATCGCCTCGCCGTCGCGCGTCTTCACCTGGATCGGTAGCCAGACAACCAAGGGCCTGATCAAGGGCATCCTGTCCGGCCTATCCGGGGTCAAGTCAGCTACCAAGACGCTGACCCACACTGTCATCTCGGCGTGGAAGGGTCACCGTATCTCGGGTGACTTCGCCTCCTCCCTGCTGACCGTCATCGACCGGGGCAACACCCGCCTCAAGCGCCTGGCCACCGAGCGGGACGGCATCTTCAAGAAGATGGCCGACGCCCGGAAGTTCGCCACCGAGGTGACCGGCAACGCACGCGGCAGCGCGGCGCTGTCGGGTATGGATTTCGGCGGACGGCCCATCACCAGCGGCGGCATCCAGTCGCGCCTCGCGGCCAAGCTCGGCCGAATCCAGAAGTTCGCCAGTGCGATCAAGCAACTGGCCGCCCGCGGGCTGAACAAATCCCTGCTCAGGCAGGTGATCGAGGCGGGCCCCGATGAGGGCCTGGACTACGCCATGGCGCTGCTGTCCTCGAACGCGGGCATGTTCGCCTCGATCAACAGCGCCCAGAGCGCGATCGACCGATCGTCCAAGAGCCTCGGTCTGTTCAGCGCCGATGCCCTGTACGACTCGGGCAAGCAAGCGGGCCGCGGGTTCCTCACCGGTCTGATGGCTCAGCAGAAGAGCATCGAGGCCGCCATGGACAAACTGGCCAAGGCCCTGGTCACGCGCGTTCGTAAGGCACTGCGGATCAAGAGCCCGTCACAGGTGATGGCCGAGGCCGGCGTCATGTCCGGCATGGGCTTCACCCATGGCGTTCTGTCCACGCTCGCCGACGTCGGGACCGCCGGCGCGCGTCTGGCCGGCGCGTTGGTGCCCCCTGGATCGTCCAGGGTCGCGCCGGCCACCCCGCCCTCTCCGAGTGCAAGAGGGGGCGGGGAAACCATCACCATTCGCCTGGTGGCCGAGGGCGCCGACTCCGAAATGCTGCAACTGCTCCGGAAGATCGTCCGTGTGCAGGGCCGCGGCAACGTCCAGCTCGCGTTCGGGAAGGGCAGGGGTTGACATGGCGTTTCCTGCAAGTCCGCTCGACCTGACCGCCGAGCTGTACGTCTCGGGCGCGTGGACCGACATCACCGCGGACGTGCTGACCCGCGGTGGAGGCGGAGTCAGCATCGGCCGCGGCCGACCCAACGAGGGATCCCGCGCGGACCCCTCACAGGCCAATTTCAGCCTGCGCAACCCCACTGGCCGCTACAGCCCGCGCAACCCCAGCAGTCCGTACTACGGCCAGCTCACCAGGAACACGCCGGTCAGGTTCTCGGTGGCGGGCGCGAGCACGTATCTGGCGCTGCCCGGGGACACCCTGAGCAAGGCGAGCGCCCCGGACGCCGCGGCGCTCGGGATAACTGGCGACATCGACATCCGGATAGACCTGGAGCTGGTCAACTGGCGCGAGGCGGTGGACCTGGCCGCCAAGTACCAGACCAGCGGGAATCAACGCTCGTGGGCGTTCTACCTCTACGGCACCGGCAGTGGCTTGGCGACGTTCACGTGGGCCACCGCGGGCACCCTGGCCAGCACTATCGACGTCAGCTCCACCGTTCCCGTGCCCGCACCGCCGAGCGGGCGCCAGGCCCTACGCGTGACGCTGGACGTCAACAACGGCAGCGGTGGAAGCACGTGCACCTTCTACACCGCGCCCACGATCGCGGGCTCGTGGACGCAGCTCGGCGACCCGGTGGTGACCGCGGGCATCACATCCATTTTCGACTCGGTGGCGGGCATCGAGCTGGGCGACGCCATCAACCTGACCGCGCTGCCGGCCGAGGGCAAGCTGTACGCGTTCGAGCTGCGTTCGGGCATCGCCGGCAGCGTCGTGGCAAACCCGAACTTCACCATTCAGACGCCGGGTGCCGCGAGCTTCGCCGACACCGCCAGCTCGCCGAACACCTGGACCATTGAGGGCGACGCCGAGATCACCAACCGCCAGACCCGGTTCGTCGGTGAGGTGTCGTCCTGGCCGGCGCGGTGGGACGTGTCCGGTCGAGACGTGTGGGTGCCCGCCGAGGCCGCGGGGATCCAGCGCCGCCTCAGCCAGGGGTCACCGGTCGAGGGCTCAGTGATGTACCGGGCGCTGCTGTTCGACGCCGCATCGGTGGTGGCCTACTGGCCCATGGAAGACGCCGTGGGCTCGACCAGCCTGGCCTCGGCCAGCGCGGGAACGGCGCCGCTCAAAATCATCGGTGCCCCCGAGCTTGCCTCATTCACCGCGTTCACGGCCTCGGCGCCGTTGCCGGTGCTCGCCGGCGCTTCCTTCACCGGTGCCGCGCCGGCCTACACCCCGGGAACGCAGACACAGGTCCGGTTCCTGCTGTCCGTGCCCGCCGCCGGCGACGCTGACAACCAGTCGGTAGTCACCTTCTACACGACGGGCTCTCTCCGCCGGTGGGAGTGCCATTACGGCGTAGGCGGAACGCTCGGGTTGCGGGCGTTCGACTCGGGCGGCACATCGGTGTTCGACACCGGCGACGTTGCTTTCGCGATCAACGGGAAAACGCTGATGGTGTCGATCGAGCTGACACAGAACGGCACAGCGGTCGACTACCTCCTGGGCACTCTGGAGCCTGGCGCCTCCACCGGCTTCACCACCTCGGGCAGCACGGCCAGCCAGACAATCGGCCGCGTGGGCACCATCGTGGTCAGCCCCAACGGTGGACTCGCCGACACCGCGATAGGTCATCTCTCGGTCCAGGCCGTGATCACCTCGCTGTTCGAGCTGGGCGCCCAGATGAACGCCTGGATCGGCGAGACCGCCGGGCGCCGCATCGTACGACTGTGCGCCGAGGAGGGCATCTCCTGCACCGCCCGGGGCGACATCGACGCCACCGCCCAGATGGGCGCCCAGACGCCGGGCGCCCTGCTCGACCTTCTGGCCGAGGCGGCCGAGACGGACGGGGGCCTACTGCACGAGCCGCGCGACGTGCTCGGCCTGGCCTACCGCACCCGCGAGAGCCTCTACAACCAGGACCCCAAGGTGGCGCTGAATTACGCATCTGGGCATCTGGTGCCGCCGCTGGAACCCACCGACGACGATCAGCAGGTTCGCAACGACATCACCGTGGCGCGCGTAGGCGGGTCGTCAGCTCGCGCCGTACTCGAGGTAGGACCGCTGTCCATCCAGGCGCCGCCGGCGGGAGTCGGCCGCTACGACGAGCAGGTGACGATCAACGCCAGGTACGACGCCCTGTTGCCTGATCACGCGTCGTGGCGTCTGCACGTCGCCACGGTGGACGAGACCCGCTATCCAGCGGTCTCGCTGAACCTGGCCAAGCTGTTCAGCGCGGGGGCCTCGGCCCTGGCCACGACTGTCGTGGAGTTCGACGTGGGAGACCAGCTCACCATCGACAGCGCACCGAGCTGGCTACCGCCGGGGCAGATCAGCCAGTTGGGTCTCGGGCTCGCCGAGTTCCTGGCCGAGTTCGATTGGGACGTCTCGGTGAACTGCGTACCCGCCTCGCCGTACGAGGTGGCCGCCTACGGTGTGCAGGGCCGCTACGGGCCGCACTCCACCGTGACCGCCGAGGTGCTCGACACCACCGAGACGGGCGTGGACATCACCACACCGGTGGGCCCGCTCTGGTCCACCACCGCCACCGGTTACCAGATCGTCATCGGTGGCGAGGTCATGACCGTGACCGCGGTCAGCGCCCCGAGCGGGGTCAACCAGACCTTGACCGTTACCCGATCGGTGAACGGGGTGATCAAGAGCCACGCGACCGGGGCCGCGGTCGCGATGGCCGTGCCCGCCATCTACGCATTGTGAGGAGGGGCCGATGCCGGACATCCTTGTGGGGGCGTCTATCTCGGCCGCGGACTTCCCCGTGGCCAAGTGGGCGTCCGACGCCACCAGCAACGCCAACATCACGAGCACGACGTTCATCGCTGGTACGCCCTCAGTCGAGACCACGTTCGTGGCGCCCACCTCGGGCGCGGTGCTGCTCTCGGTAGGGCTCGGCGCCTCGGACAACGGCGGCACCAACCGGGTGCACATCGCCCCCGAGATCCGCGTGGGCTCGGTGGCCGGTGCCGTGGTGCTCGCGGCCGACGTCACCACCCGCGGCGCCGGCACCCCGGGCGAGGCATCCGCCAACGCGCACCGCTCTCGTACGACGCTGCTGACGGGGCTGACCGCCGGCACCACGTACTACGCCAGAACCCTGCACAAGGTCAGCGGAGGAACCACCGCGGACATCGGCGTGAGAGAGATCGTCATCACGCCTACCCCACTCGGCTCCAGCGCCGCCGGGCGACAGGTCGAGGCCCTGGATTACCCGCCCGCGGTCTGGGCTCAGGACACGACCGCCATCAACAACCCCACCACCTCCAGCTACATCACCGGCTCACCGGCGGTCGAGGTGACGTTCGTGGCCCCCACCTCGGGCCGGGTGCTGCTCGTGGTGGGCGGGGGCCTGGGCAACAGCGCGGCGGCCGACCGGATTTTCCTTGCACCCGAGGTGCGCGAGACCAGCGCGGGCGGTTCCCTGGTCCTCAGCCCGAGCGTCACTAACCGCGGGTTCGGCTCGGACAACTGCGCCGCCGCGTTCGCCTACGGCTCGCGCGAGTCCGTGCTGGAGGGCCTGACCGCGGGACAGGTCTACTACGCCGTGTGCAAGTACGTGGTAGCCGCCAGCGACGCCGGCGCCAGCACGGCAGACATCGCCTGCCGCGACATCATCGTGGCGCCGCTGCCATGACCACCACCGGCGACTACGTGCGCAACCCCAAGCCCACCGCCCAAGCCATTGATGACACGACCATCGCGAACATCACCAACACCAGCTATGTGGCGGGCACGCCCGAGCTTGGCGTGTTCTTCGTGGCTCCGCCGAGCGGACGGTGCCGCCTCACGATCGGGGGCGGATTCCGGGACAACGGCGCCTCGGCGCTTGACCGCGTCTTCCTCGCCCCGCAGCTCTTCCGGGAGTCTTCGTCCGGGACCGAGATCCTGGCGCCCAGCGTCACATTCCGCGGCTACCTGTCTGTGGCAGCGGATACGGAATTTCAGTACGGCAGCAGGGTGTCCATGCTGGAGAACCTGATCGCCGGTCAGTTGTATTACCTGCGGGCCATGTTCCTCACCTCGGCCGGCACCGACCCTGACACCGCAGACATCGCGGGGCGCGACATCATCGTGATTCCGGTCCCATGAGCGGCGCCCACGAACGAGACCGCGATCCCCTCGGCGTGCGCATCCGGGCGCGCATCGGCCGCCGCGGCGCGTCGTTGGCCTTCTTCGCTCTCGTGGACCTGATCTACGCCAGCGCGCTGGCATGGGCACCACCGCAGACCGCCCAAGGCTCGTACGCGTTCCTGGGAACGATCCTGCCGCTGTGGGCCTGGGCGGTCCCGTGGGCGCTCGTGGGCCTGCTGTGCGCCCTCCAGACCTTCAGCTCCGAGGACCGGCCGGCATTCACCGCCGCCTCGGCGCTCAGCGTCGGGTGGTCCGTCCTCCACCTCACCGGGTGGATGGTTGGCGTGATTCCGCGCGGGTTCGTTACCGCGGCCGTCTGGGCGGGGTTCGCCGCTTTCGTGCAAGTGATCGCGGGGTGGCCAGAAGTTTCCAGGGAGCGGTGATGGACCCGACCGCGGTCCTGGTGGCCGCCATCGGATCGGTGGCCAGCATCGCCGCGGCCATCGTCACCGCCAGGACCGCTAGCAGGGGCGCCAGGGCCACCGAGAGCGTGGCCATTCGACAGATCGAGGCCGACGCCGCCAAGCGGGCCCGCGAGGTCTACGAGGGCGCCCTGGACCGAATGCAACGCGAGATCAACCGGCAGGCCGACCAGGTCAACGCGCTTCAGCGCCAGGTCTACAGGCTGACTCGCCAGGTACGCGCCGCGGGCCTGGTGCCCGTGACCAGCAGTGAGGAGGACGACCCATGATCACACCCGACCGACCCGAGGCCGAGCTGGTGGCCGAGCAGGTCAACCGCCACCCCACCGGGGCGACCGACCCCGAGGAGGAGTCCATCCTGGAGCGCCTCTACGGGCCAGCCGACCCTGACGGCATCTACCGCGGCGAGCCCCAGTCATGAGCGGCGGCAAGGCGATACTCGCCGAGGCCCGCGCGGACCTCGGCCTGAGCGGCCGACCGAACGAGATCACCCGGTGGTACGCCCAGCGCAACGGCCAGGAGTTCCTGAGCGCGCCCTGGTGCGAC